AAAGATAAAGCGCTGCTTTGATAAGTGTATCGAATGACATCATTTGTTGAGTTAATGGTATCTTTAATAATTTGTGCATCCAAGCTATGCTCACTGTCAGTACCTACTTTTCGCAGGAAGGAATCCCTTGTTTTTAGTCTATACTCCAGACCTACCATAGCCACTCCGGTATCCTTGGATATCTGTGTCAGATCGGCAGTGATAGCAGGCTCTTTAAGGATGATCTTGTTATAAGCATTGGTCTTACGGTAAAGCGCCTGTGCACCCTTCCAGCCCTCACCATCATTATACTTTAATTCCCGGAACTTTTCAAAGCTTTTCGGAACATCATTTCCAAGTACAGCCCTGTATCTCTCATGCTGTTTATAATCATTAAGTAGCTTCTGCCGGTTCCTAATCTTTTCTTTATAGGCCGCGATCTGCTTCTTACTTCTGGGATCCACCGTAACAGGATTCTTATTGAAACTTGAAAAGTCCTTATCCTTTTGGATCTGTGCTTCACTCTTACCGATGGTTGTGTATTTAACCAGGGCATGAAGACAATTCGGGTGAATATTCAAGTATGTATTGCTCAGATCATTACTACCATTTGGATCAATCTTACCAAAAGCGGAAGCCAGTGGAGGATAATCCGGATTTGTGCCTGAACGGCTGTAAATTCTTCCTTCCAACGGTGCACAGATCGGGCAGGTGCTTCCGATCTTGACAATTCTATACAGATCATGGTCCAGATCCGCTGTCAATATGGCAGATACTTCTGCCTGTCTGGCTGTTGCCCTGGTAGCCATGTTGCAGTAATCCTGCAAGCTCCACTTGCGCCCTGACTTGTCAATAAAGGCTGTGATCCCCTCTGTTGTACCATTCTCTGCAGTGGACATTATTGACTGCAACTCTTTTTTCATACTGGTCGCAGCTTTTCCTGATCCATATCCTACAGCTTTTGCTTCGGCCACTGATTTCAAGGTAGCTTCTCTGATCCTGTCAGCTTCTCGCCTGCCGACCTGAAAGGTCTCTTCGATGTTCTTCTGAGCCGTGACGGAAGCCTCCACGATATCGCCCAATAGATTGTTGGAAAGCTGCTGAACTACTCCAAGCTGTGAAGCGGTAAGCCCTGCAGCATTTGCATAACCGTTGGCCGCTTCTTCGGATTTGTAAAAGATCTTCTCCACCATGGCGGGAACATAGCTCCAGCTTTCGTCTACCATCTCCTGCAGGATCTTTTGTGTACGGTTTAAAGCGGCTATCTCTGCATAGTCCACATATCCCTGGTTGCGCTTTCGATTTATTTCAGCAATCAGGCGTTGCTCCGTTTTCAGGAATAACATTCGCAGATAAGTGGTTTCATCCTTGCCGCCCGGAGGCCTTATCATCTGCGGCATTATTCGTCATCCTCCTCAAATGCTCCAGGAGGTGATAACCCCGCAAGAGGATCATTCATTGCTTTGTAGTCTGAGTAGGTTTTTCCTTTTGCAGCTTTAATGGCTTCATCGGAGATCGTGCTATACATACCGGTTTCATCAGCCAGGGCCTTAAGTTCTTTCTGTGCGGTGGCAGCGTCTATAAGATCACTTTGATATACTGCCATGACGGACTGCGTTTTCTTTTCTGCAATATCCGCAACCTCACTGGAATCTGGGGTCTGGAGTGGTGGGAAGTCGATGTCCAGATCGTCGGGGATCGCTCCCCAAGCTGACAGAAGCATTACTGGAAGAATCTTTTCAAGCAATGGACGGAACTGATTTTCCCTTAGACCATCTATATAGTCATAGTAGTTGTTCATGTCACTTTCGCCCGTGGAATTCATACCAGCAGGTGAACGTCCGAACAGTTTTGTCACTGGGGTTCTGGCGGCTCCTGCAACGTCCATCATGACACGGTCATAAACATCTGCCAAACCGGTAAAGGTGTACTGGGTATTGTGCATGACGTCACCCTTGTTCACTAAGCGGGTACCAAAATTACTTTCCAGTACACTTTGAGCCTGCATCGTCTGCCAGAAGCGTTGCTGAGCCTGTGCATTATTTACGGCAAGCATCTGATCAAGGGAATCAGTTTCCATGTAGTTTACATTTGCCCGGAAGGTCAGTGCTGCGATATTGGAAGAAACATTATCTCTCTTAACCACTTCGTTGTATATGGCTTCAATCTCCGACTCCCCCCAGTACTGTTCTGCTATCCTCTCGTTGTATGGGAGCTCTCTACCTGTGAACCGTATCACTCGGCTGTGATGAACCGTAGACACCAGGGCGCCGCTCTCTTCGTCCCGGATCGTGTAATAAGCCGGAAGTCCAAAGTCAGGATCAGACGGATCCGTGACAATCCCCATTTCAGGATACACACCACTCCACCGATCAAGTATCTGTAATCCCAAGAATGTACCAGGAAGAATCAGTCCATAATCCAGTGGCTTTGACAGATCATCCTGTCCCTTTACCATAATGATCGCAGCTGCCCCGCCGTAAAGCCTACCCCAATACATTCCTTCAAGGATTGACTTTCTTAAGTGCACCTTTCTTTCAAGGCGTTGCAGGGAGTCAATCCGTTCCGGTGCCACGTTGCTCTTTACAGTGTACCACTTACGGACCATGTCCTCCGGTATGGTGGAAATGATATTCTGCACAATCCAGTTGTCCCGGTAAAGGCTTGTAAGTAGCTGGTAATTCTGCGTCATGCGGGTAAGCGGGTACTGCGTCGCCTGCAGTAGATCCTGTGTCCCGTAGCCCAGCCTTGCGATCGGATTTGAAAAGGCATCGTTTACCTGAATTTTATTATCTGCCCTTATCTGCGGGCGGTTTCGTTTTGGTTTCGCCATAATTCCTCCTACATTCTTGAAACAGACACGGCTGTGATCAATGCTAATATGCTCCAGTACAGCCCATCTCCGGTGCTCCCCTGATTAAATTTATAATAAGCAATACCCCCGCAAATAACTAACCAAACAGGCGCAAAAGATCTCATTGAACATTCCTCCTCCATTTTGGCAGCTTCGTCATGCAGAAATAACGCAGGGCATCTGGGCCGTGATCCAGTTGCTTCACCGGCTTTTCGTCCCCGTGCTGTGCTGCCTTATCGTCCCACACATAGGACCGTATCTCAGTTATCAGACCTTCACAGCGTTTATGCACCTTGATCTTTCCTGATTGAAAAAGAGCTGCAACCACACGGATCCCGTCTTCCACTTCGTTATCTCCGGGCTTTACAATATAGCCCCGGCCTTTCAATTCAACGATAAAGCTGGCCGCTGATGGATCCGCTACAATCTCGCACTGCAGATCAGGATTATCACCCATGAAGGAGACCATATCATCACCATACTGGCTGTCTGTTTTTTGCCCTTCCTTTTCCACCCGGCTGTCCCACCGGTACTCCCGATCTACCCATATGGTGTCTCCATCATCGTAAATATCCAGGAATACACATGGGTTCGTAGTTCCGTAATCCAGGGAAATCGTGCGAGTAGAAAGGTATTCCAGCCCCTTGGGTCGTGTCTCATCGTCGTAAATATTAGCCGACTTAGTAAACATGGTATAAATAAGCCCTTCGGCAACCGCCCATAAACCCTTGATATAACGTAAAAAAAAGACACCGGCATACAAGCTGCGGTATCTCTTCTTTATTGCTTCGTCCAAGGAAAGGTTATCATCCATTGTGAAATGCAGGTAAAGGATATTTTTAACTTCCTTGTTTGCGGCCCTTAACTCTTCAGCTTTCTTTCTGCCAAGATATCCTACACATTTATTGATCCAGCCGGTTTTAAACCAGTGCATAGGCCCAGCAGGGTTGCAGTTAAACCAGAACTTTGAACCGGTGATAGAACAACGTCCGGTAGCCTGATTGACAAAGGATTCCGGCATCAGGGCGACTTCATCAAAAAAAGCCCCGGCAGCTGTAATACCTTGCACCAGCTCCTGGGAACCTTCATCCTTTCCACCAAAGATATGAAAATAGTTTGTGACCTTTCCCTTTGTTACTTCCAGCATGTTAGGGGTCTCACCAGATAAATGATGAATACAATGATATCCCCTACTACGCAGCATCATCTTCAAATTGGTAAGCACATTACGCTGAAACGAACTGATTGTTTTACCAGCCATGATAAAGTTCTGCCCATTGAAAGAGCTCATGGCCCAGAAAACAAACGAAAGGGACATTGATACCGTCTTCCCTGATCGGATCGCACCGTCAGCGATAATTCCGTCCATATCCTTAACCGGAGAATTCTTCGTCCACCAGTTTAATACCATTCTCTGCTTACGGGAAAACGGCTGAAACTTAAATATCTGCTTCCTCATCTTCCTGCTCATTTTCTTCCCAATCCTCCCAATCTTTATCCGCTGAACCACTTAATGCATCAAGGAAGCCGTCGTCCTCCGCTTCTTCCTCATCATCAACACCCATCTTTGCTTTTGACGCTGCCATTCGTAGATTCTGCTCTTCCTGATCGGTGTCTGTTTTCTCAGACTGGCCGGAGTACTTGGCTATGGCTTCATAGGCTTTCACATTGCCCATAAGAGCCTCTTTAATCATGGCAGCATTGACAGCCGATTCCAGGGTGTTGTCTAGTCCCAGGGACTCCAATAACGGAGACCATTCAGGATTATCTATTTCAGCTGTCAGAAGGGCGTTTAGTGTCTTCCGGAAGTCTGCCTTTTTCCGTCTGGATTCTCCAGAAGCTTTTCCACCCGCTGATGCAATTTTCCTTTGTTCAACCTTTGTTCGTTGATTTAACGGGATTAAGTTTTCGTGTCCACGAGCCATCACCTCACCTTCCAATCTGGCTAATTTTTATAATAAAAAAGAGACGGGGTTAGCCGCCTCTGTGGGAATATTTTAATTATAAAGCAATATTTTAATAAGCAAATTATGAATCTGTTTTCATCTCAATATACTGAATCTGTTTTTCAATCACGCTTATTCTGGAATCTATTTCTGACGTTTTTACTCCTTCATTCTTTTCAATGTCAGAGCGCAATGCTTGAATTTGTAATTCAAGTATCTCTTTTGTAATTGCAAATGTTTGTAGCGATGAGAGTTGCTCTTCAGCTTTACTTATTCGAAGTTCATAAACAGCTGTAGCACTTTCCAATTTTTTATCTATTGAAATAATACTAGTTGCTCCCCACGTGAAGAATCCAAGTAATATTGTGCCTACAAAAAAACTAATACCGTCTTTTTTTATCCAATCATAAAATAAATACTTTAGTGGGACCTTAGCCACTCTATCGGATTGAGCAGGCTTATAATATCCTTCTGGAGATAATTCATCGCTACCAATTAACCTGGGGTTTATGTTTTCATCACTAGTTTCAATTATTTTAACTGTACTATCACTTACGAATCTTTTATATTCATTTACCTGTGGCATAGTTTTCTTTTGCTTGTACCTTCCTCTTGCCATTACTCGTCCAGTTTCGTATCCTTTTCAAAGTTTTTTAAACCATCACTTAGAAAGGGCTTAACTTTGTCCCTAACTTCTCGTTGAACTGGATCATAATAAATTTGAAAATCATATGAAATACCTACAAAGTCATCTTCGCCACCGATAGTGCCAACAGTAAATATTTTATTTATGTAATCGTTTGTTCCACACCAAATTCTTCCCTGTGGAGATGTTTCTTTTTTAGAGAATCGAAAATCATTAATGCCTGATATATTTGGCTTAAAATACTTTGCAGCAAAATTTTGCAAGTAATCATTTTTCAATTCCTTTGCAAAAACAATACCCATTCTTCTAACAATTAAATCATATTTTTTAATTATTGATGGCACTAAATATCCTTCAATTTTTTTACTGAATTGTTTGTACTCAGATTCGAATTGATTATTTATATAGCACTTGTATATCAACTGATTTGAGGTTAATCTAATTGAATTTCCTGTACTTTTATTAAAAACAGACCTTTCAGTTGTATATTGAGTACTTATATTTGTAAAATAATTTGCTTCAAAAAAGTCATTGTTATACAATAACTCGTCAGCAATTTCACCCCAATAATCTAAAATCTTAAACGCATGATTGAATTGAATTCCAAACACGACATATTTTATTTCAGAGTTATCCACGTCTTTTCATCCCCTTTTCACCCTTTATTTACTATAATAGTCCATTACTGCAATATTTACAAGTTATATATACCCTAAACGAGAAATAATTTTCAAGACTTCTAGGCACTCACTTGAAATTTGAAATTTACCTTTATCTATATCGATAACGCCCTTTTTAAGCAACCTTTTTACTAATTCTTTACTATCTTCAGGAATTTCATCTATTTCACTATATATCACTATTTTAACCTCAATTCTAACTATTGTTAATATTTTATTCTATTACTTATTATTTATTACTACTGGATAACATAATTGTAAGTCAGCTAAAAGGTCATTAACAGGACAAAAATAGGACATGTTTATTCAGCTTGACTTGAGCAGGGAAACCTTTTCGGCTGGTCTTTTTAAAAGCGCCCATTGAAATAAGATCAACAGGCGCTCAATAAAGGAGAATTAAGTTATTTCCAGTTTTATCTAATACTGGATAATATTAATATACCATATTGACTTGTCCCGTGAGTCCCAAACTTTTTTAAATTATTTTTTCTGACTTAACAACCAGTAGAACTTTCTGCGCCGATCATAATACGTGTTGCGACTGCAAGGAATATTCATAATCATGTCCAAATACCGATATGGTACATCTTCCGTTACCGCCTTAAGTAAGTACTGATAAATATCCGAATCAGCCTCAATAGCGGTCTGCTCTATCAGTCTGCAATTCTGTTCCAACATAACCCGCCTCATAGCTAACTGTTGAGTAGCGTCACCGCCATTATGGCTTGTAGGCATATCAGTTATTTCCATGGATCCTACTGTATCAGTTTTATATTTCAGCTCGTCTTTCCATTCTCCGTACTGCAAGCACCAGTAATATAACTCCCAGAAACGATTCTTACTAATCCCGTACTTGCTTTGATTCAATGGCCTTACGTTTCCCAAACAACAACCTCCTTCAAGTATTTATTATGTCTTGCTAAATATAAATGTAAAAATATCTATTTTGTAAACCTCATAAAATTTTATTTGTGCCATTAGCCCCTCCTTTTGTTTTTTTTGGTTGGTACCATGTCCTAACTTCAAGCAACCACCCATGACGCTCACAATTACATCTCTTCTGGTCTGTTTTAGGAGGATACAACTTACCGCAGTACATGCATTGCTTCCAAACACTACTGATCTTTGTCTTATCCATCGTCCTCCACCTCCACCGATACTATTCTCACACGCTCCTGGGGAACATCTATGTAATTGCCCACATCTAACAGGAGCCCAATTAATCCATCATAACTCCCGATCATAAGTCCGTATTGCCTACCAGGATAAACCTGGACAATAACTTTCTGTTTATCTTCAAGTTTCATTTTGCACCTTCTTCCTCACAGGAGGCTTCCTGAGGCTCCGGTCCGGACAAAGGCTTGTATATGTATAAGCTGGCATTCGTGCACTGAAACTCATAACCGGTGGTGCCTTTATAGCTGCATCCTGCTCAGCTTGTAAACGGCTGTTGACACTGGCCTTATTGGCCCTACAATCTTTTGATGATTTTCTCAATTTATCCCTCCTCTGGAAAATTTCAGTTTACCGGGCCAGCTTACAAAACTTAG